ATATTAATATTAAATTGCTATATCTTTAACAATATCAATACTTAATGGCTAGGCTATAGCTAATAAATGGCCTTGCTATACTCTAGCTATAGCGTTGCCATGCATATAGAAGAAGAAGTAGAAGTAGAAGTATGTATCTATATATACTTAAGGTAAACAAAACCTCAAGTTGCAAAACCTACTCCAAACCTACTCCCTAACTACTCCCTTAAATCACGTACTCAACCTTTTTTTCCTTTATCAGTAAAATGTTTTGACTTATATTTCAATAGGGGGACAAATTATTTTTTTAACAAAATCAGGAGCTACAATGCCATACGAAATAAAAGATGATACATTCACTATTTTTGACAACGACAACAAAACAAAAGAGACTCAACCAGACTATACTGGACAAGGTAAAATTGCTGGAAGAGAAGTAAAGGTTGCTGGATGGAAAAAGGTTGGTCAGTCAGGTAAATCTTATGTATCTTTTAAAGTAGAGGATAAAAATAATATTCCATTTTAATGAAACGATTAAAAAAAAGAGCAAAAAAATCTGCCGCATGGAAACGAAAAGAGGGTAAAAACCCAAAAGGCGGTTTGAACGCTAAAGGAAGAGCAAGCTACAAAGCAGAAACAGGCGGTACATTGAGACCGCCTGTAAAAAGCGGGACAAATCCAAGAAGGGTTTCTTTCGCCGCAAGATTTGCAGGAATGAAGGGGCCAATGAAAGATTCAAAAGGTAGACCTACAAGAAAAGCACTAGCTTTAAAAGCTTGGGGGTTTGGTTCTGTAGAAGCCGCAAGAAATTTTGCAAATCGACATAAAAAATCAAATAAAAAAAGGAGTGCGTAATGCCCGGAAGAAAGAGTTATGGTAAAAAACCAATGAAAAGGAAGTCAAAACCAAAAATGCCAATGGGTAAAAAAGGTAAAAAAAAACTATATTAACCGCTAAACAAAAAACTTTACCAAAAAAACTACAACAAGCAATACTTAGGTCAAAAAAGAAGTAGAAATGAAAGGCACAGCAAAGAAAAAAGACCCTGCTAAGTGGGCGCGAGCAAAAGCTAGAGCAAAAGCTAAGATGGGCGGAAAACATTCTGCAAGGGCAATGCAACTTGCTGTGAAATACTATAAAGATGCTGGTGGTAGGTATTCTGGTAAAAAATCTTCTGGTAACAAACTAAAGAAATGGGGTGACCAGAAGTGGGATTACGTTTCTAAAGGCGACAAAAAGAAACCAAAGTCAAAAAGAGGTCGTTATTTACCGAAATCAGTTAGAGAAAGTCTAACTCCTTCCGAAAAAGCGAGCACAAATCGTGCAAAACGGGTAGCAAATGCTAGGTCTCGCCGAAAAGCTAAATATAGCAAATCAATAGCTAGAAAAGTACGTAATGCATAGGCATGAAAGTTACATGTCGAGGCAAAACGTTTGATGTATATACAAAAAAGGAAGCAAAAAAAGTAAAAATAACGCCTATTAAGAACTGGAGAACTGCACAAATTGGAGATTGGATAAAAACTCAAGATGATAAGGTTATTCAGGTTATTGGTAGGCGCGAAGAAAAACCTTCAAACACTAAAAAGCCATATATTTACATACGTACTGGATTTGGTGAGCGGGGTGTGCATAAAAAACATGTATATGCTCAGAAACAACCAGATTATTATAGTGATAAATATTACTTTGGAAAAGATTTAGTAAAAAACGTACGAGCAACAGCAAAACAAAGAACATTTGTAGATTCGTTGTTTTTACATGGTAGAACAGATAAGCTAGGAATGTGGGATTCTGAGTCGATTATCCTTGCCTACCAATCAGTTTATAAAGACAATAACCCAGAGCAGGCACTTCGCCGAGGTATGGGGATACTAAAAAGAAAACATATTAGGAAATATATTGCTATGAACATGAGAGACAAACTAAGCGCATTAGGCATGGATGATGATTATGTAGCGACTCAATACAAAGCTATGATTGATAATATGGATACACCTCCAGCTACTAAATTAAATGCTTTGAATAGAGTAAGCGATATGCTTGGACACCTTACAAAAGAAAAGAAAGAAGAGCAAATTGAAGGAGTATTTGCTTTGTCTGATGGAGACATAAAAAAGCTTTCGTCAGTAAGAAAAACTATTGCAGAAACAACATATGGCGCAAAAAATCACAAAGCTAAATAGCAATAATTATAAAGCAGATTGTGAGAGCAATGATGTTGATACTTCTAAGCCCGCTTTGATTGTTATTGAAGAAAAAAAACATTATGTAGATGGCGAAATAGCAAAGTTTATACTTGAGTTGCTAGAAGAAGTTGACTCCTACAAAGAACAATTAGAATTCATGGAAAATATTACAGGGTCTTATGGCGAAGGTTAAAAATAAACAATCTATGCTAGAAGCAATGTATTTAGATATATTTACATTTGCTGATATTTTATTTGGAGACCCTGAAAATTCAATGCATTATCATTGCAGGTCAAAATCTCCAGATTTTCATAGAGAAATAGCAAAAACCTTGATTGATATGAATGGCGGAGATAAGCTAGCTGTAGTAGCACCAAGAGACCATGCTAAATCTACATTTATAAATCTTATATATCCGTTGCATAGAATATTATTTGGGGAAGAAAGATTCTTGCTTTTAATATCAGAATCTGAAATGCAGTCAAAGTATAATTTAGAAGCTATAGGAAATGAAATAGAATTTAATCCAAAGATAAAATACTTCTTTGGAGATAGAAAGGGCCCTATATGGGGTAAAGAAGAAAAAGAAATAATTGGTGGTATTGATGAATATGGTAAGCCAAACGTAATGTGTAAGTGCTTAATACGTGGTACAGGTCAAAAAGTTCGAGGTTTGAAATATGGAGCATATAGGCCAACACTTACAATAATTGATGATGGAGAGGGTGAATCAAACAGCACTACCCCTACAGCAAGGGACAAATTTAGAAGATGGTTAAATGCGGCAGTTATACCCGGTTCTGGAGATGCAAAGCTTGTATTTATCGGTACAATTGTAGATACAGATGCATACTTAAATAGAATAGCTGGCCCACTAGCTTACGACAAAGAAGGAAATTATAAAGTCAAGGGTTGGAAGTCTTTATTTTTTCAAGCAGTTCCACAAGATTTACCATATGGTAAGTTTTCAACATCTGGAAATGAATTTTTAGATAAAAAAGGTAATGTAAAAGTTCTTTGGCCTGAACGAAGACCATACTCTTGGCTTATGAACGAAAAAGAAAGATTAAAGTCTGAAGGGGATATTGCATACTTTTATCAAGAATATCAAAACATACCAGTTGATGACAGCTTCCGAGTATTTAAACAAAAAGACTTGCGATACTGGGAAGGAAGGTATATGTATGAAAAAGACCAAAGCTTTATTATGAGAACGGATGAGGGCAGAAGAGTAAAGTTACCAGTAAATATATTTCTTGGTGTTGACCCCGCATCGAGCGAAAATGTAAAAGCAGACTATACTGTTATTATGGTTATAGCTGTTGACAAAGATTATAATATATACATTCTTGATTACTTTCGTGGTCAAGTAGCCCCGATGGATGGAGCTGATAAACTTTTTGAGCTAGCAGATATGTATCATCCAAGAGATATTAAGATTGAAGAAACAGGTCATGTTATGCTAGCAGACTATGTAAGAAGACATTCAAAAGAAACTGGAAGATTTTATAATATAAATACAAGAAAAGCAATAAAGGCAAAATATTATCGTATAAAACAAATGCAACCTCATTTTGCATCTCATTCTGTTTTTTTAAAAGAAAGCCATGAAGAGCTAGAAACAGAACTACTAAATTTTAAAGAACATGGAACATTTAAAAAAGATACTCTAGATGCACTGCGATGGGCTATAGACGATATATGGGCTCCCGATGTAGAACAAAATAAAGATGGAGACTGGATAGCTCCGCCACCAATTGTTGAGGTAGATTGGGAAACAGGACAAATGTTTAGTGTTGCAGACTTTATTGAAGCCTAATGGGAAATTTTGACATTGACCTAGATTTTGGTCAAATATATGAAGAAAAAATTAGAAACCTTTTTGAAGGTGAAGGAAGTATAGAAGTAAAAACAGAAAGAGATATTTGGGCTGATACTGGAAATGCGGCTATAGAAATAAAGTCTAGAGGAAAACCTTCTGGTATATCAATAACAAATGCAAAGTGGTGGATTCATGTTTTTACAATAGAAAAAGATGTCAAGTTTATGCTGATGTTTAGAGTTGATAAGCTTAAAAAAGCAGTTAAGTATATGTATTTAAACGACTTAGCACACAAAGTATTAGGCGGAGATGATAACACATCAGAACTTTTATTGGTTCCAATATCTACTTTAATTTTATTAAATAAAAAATTTTGAATATTGTGTTCTAGTTTTGTAAGATTACAACATAACATATGTTGGACTTACGTAAGCTAGAAACAAAAGAAATTTCAGCAGAGGAAGTAAGGTCGGATTATTTATTATTCGAGAGTTCCTCTAGTGAATATCGCTACCAAATGGCAGAAGACCATGAGTTCTATCTTGGTTCCCAGCTTACAAAGTCTCAAAAAAATTACTTGCTCAGTGTGGGTCAACCCCCCGAAGCTAACAACAAAATACGTCCCGCCGTCGAGCAGGTTTTAGCGAATATTGCCGCATCTGCTCCTGAATGGGATGTTCACGCTGTGGGCAAAACAGATAATGATGCGGCATTCGTTTTCGACCAGCTTCTTGATAAAATTTGGTATGAATCTGATGCTGATGTGCATTTTAGACAAGCTTGTAAAGATTTTATTGTTAAAGGCATAGCGTATATGTATATATACCCTGACTATCAAGGGGATGGTGGCCTTGGAACAATAAAAGTCAAAAGAATGCCACCTGAGTCAATTTTTGTTGACCCTAACAGTTCTTTGCCAGATTTTTCAGATGCTAGCGCAATTATCTATTCAGACTTACATACAAAAGAACATTTAAAAATTTTATTTCCGCAATACGCTAAACAAATAGAAGATGCAAAAGAAGACCATTATAGAAATGAAACAAGTTCAGGTAAGTATTCAAGAGACCATATTGAAACAAAGGGTACTGGGGTATTAGACCATCAAAGTAGGGTAAGAAAATATTGTTATTTTGTAAAAGTAAATATTCCACATGCGCTTATACTAGACAATAACACTGGAAAAACTCAAAGTTATACTAGAGATGAATACAAAGAACTTGTAAAAGATGATAAATACGAAGAATTTATTAAGCAGGGAATAATTACAGAACAAATTGTCTATAAAACAAGAGTTCGAGAGGTTTTTGTCGTTGGCGATACAGTTTTGTATGATGAAATACTTCCCATATCTGAATATCCGATAGCAGTAGCATGCAATGAACATGCTGGAACGCCGTATCCAAGTGGCGATGTAAGACATGCAAAAACACCTCAAAGAATGTTAAATAGAACAGAAGCTTTGATTATTTCGCATACAAATGCTACAACTAATTTTAAACTACTATACGAAGATGGAGCAATTGATGCTAGCGAAATACAAAAATGGCACATACCAAATGCTGTAATAAGAGCAAATCCCGGTGCATTGGCCTCTGGTAAAATAAAAGAATTTGCACCGCCATCTGTTTCTTCTAGCTTATACACAGAAAAAGGTCGATATGAAATAGACATAGAAACAGTTTTTGGTGCATATAAATTTTTACAAGGCAACTCTCAAGGCGCACCCGGTACAGTGGGAGAAGCTCAAATAATGGATGAATCATCTTCTAGAAAACAAAACTGGAAAATACTTCCAATATATGATATGCTTACAAGAAGTGCTAAAGTAATTACACAATGGATGCCAAGTGTTTATGACCAGCAAAGAACATTAAGAATTGTAAGCCCTACTGGCGAAGAAAATGAAGTAAGGCTAAATATACCTGTGATTGATGATAAAACAGGTGCTGTTAGAAAATTATATGATATGCAAACATCTTCATTTGATGTTAGAGTTGTAGTTGGCTCAACAAGAAGTAAATCACCAATGGCTGAATTACAAAAAGATTTAACCCTTCTAGGTGCAGGTATTTATGATAAAACTCAAGTTATTATGAATATGAAAGGCGATATTGATAAGGCATCCCTAATGCAAAGAATGGGTGAGATAGGAAACTTACAAGCGCAATTGCAACAGGCGCAACAAGAACTCAAGAGAATGCAAGGCGACTTGCAAACTAGAGAGCGTGAAGTATTCCATGCTAATATGAGGGCCGAAATAAGTGAAGCCACCAAACCTGTGAGTGAGGCGGTAAGCAATATTAAGTCCAATGCAAAGCTGGAAAAAGCGCGACAAAGAGATAGGACTCGCATGGTCGGCGAAGAACTATCTATTGCAAAACAAACGATTAACTCAAAACCAGAAGCTCCGCGAGTAGCGGATAACTTTAATTAAGGAGCATCGAATGACAAACGAAGACCAAAACAATCAGGAAGAAGTAATGAGCGAAGATAACCTTCTAGCTGAACTTGATGAGTTCAACTCAGGCTCTTCATCTGAATCAGAGGTTGAAGAACCTCAGAAAGAAGAAGTTCTTGAAACTAAACCTGATGAGAAAAATGACAATGAAGAACCAAATGAGCAATCTAAGGTTGAGCAATGGTTAATTGAGAATAAATTCGCAAATGATGAAGAAGGTGTTCAGAAACTTGCTGATGCATATAAGCAACTTCAGTCTAAATCCGATAAAGATAAAAATGAATGGAATGCTGAAAAAAGTAAATATGAAAAGCTAGCACAGTTAGATGAATTTCTTTCTAGCAATCCTGATGTTGTTCAAAAACTGACAGAATCAGTTCAAGAAAAACAAAAGGATATGAATGCGCCGCCTGTTAAGCCTGATGATTATGATATTCTAGATGAAAGCGTTGATAACTCTAGCTCCGCAAAATGGAGAGCAGAACATGACCAATGGCTAATACGTCAAGGTGCTACTCAAGCCATGTTAGAGGTGGAAAAATTAAAAGCCGAACTAAATCAGTCTCAGGCATTTGAAGCAGAAACCGCAGAGTTGCAAAAAATGGGTTTAAGTGATACAGAAATTGTTGATTACAGGCAATTTATGGCTGACCCTAGTAATGTATCTCAGGAGAACTTAGTTGAGATTTGGAAAGCATTGTCAAAAAAAGGGAAAAATTCTCAACCAAAAACATCTGAGCAGGCTCCGAAGGTAAAAAATAAGCAGAATAGCGCGGCCTCTGTAAGTGGTAATGCGCCTCAAGCTATTGAACCAGAAGAAAAAGCAAAAGACGAATTTTGGGAGGGAATTATGAAATTCAATAATACAAATACGTAGTGTTATAATCTATAAAGGATTGTAGCACTGCTATAACATAAACGGAGGTAGAAATGTCTACAACAAGTTATGGTAGTGGAACAGCCATGCAGTTTTCAGACGGTTCACAAAGACAGGTCTTAGAACTTGGCGATAAAATCCATTACTACAATCCAAATGTTACTCCCATTTTCTCACTTTTTGGGCAACAGTCAGTCGTGACTCCAGTCCCTATTTTCGAGTGGATGGAAGACGAGTACATGATTAAAAAATCTATCAAATTCGACATCGTTACAGAAGGTGCTGATAGTGCAACTGCTAATGTTTCAGATTCCGCATATGAAGCAACTAATGGCGTTAATGGCGGAAATGTTGTTGTTAATCTTCAAAGACAAGCTCAAGTTGAAGCTTTAGAAGTAGGTGCTGTTTATGCGGCATCTCAATCTGCTGGTGCTTTTGGTGATGCCGCAATAACTCATGTTTTGTGCGTTGCTATTGGTAAAGGTGTAAATCTTACATCGCCAACAGATAAAAGTGCTCAATTTGTAGGTTTGCATGCTGGAACAGTAGGAAGTGATAGTGTTTGGTATGTTGAAAAACTTGCTGATACTGAAAACTTGTTTCAAGTTGGGTCAGGAAGAACAGTTACCTTAACATACGTAAATAATGCTGGTCAATTTTACGATGGTGGTTCAGCAACTAGCTTCTACGGTTACAACATCAATCTTGGTGCTCATGCTTCTTCAGGAGATGTTGGTAATTTAGAAGATGCTGATTACTTTATTCAATCTGGTGGAGGAACTGGATATGCTGAAGGTGCCGCTGTAGGAATTGAAAGTCGTAAAAAAGTTCGTAGGTTAAAAAATTGTACGCAAATTTTTCGCGAACCATATACGATTACAAATACCGCAAAAGTATCAGAGCATTATGGTGGCCCTGAACTTTCAAGGTTGCAAGCTAGAAAGCTAGCAAAGATAAAAGGCGATATTGAGTGGGCAATGCTTACTCAGGGTGCTATTTCTTTAGATGCTAGTTCTGAAAATCCAAAAAGAACATTTCAAGGCTTAGGCTTAGGAAGCTCTGCTGGCTCTATTGTTTCTTTGAATGGATTTGATAATTCTAACTTGCAATTAAGTTATTCATCTGGAGACTTAGATGCTATGGACTCAGTTGTTGAATTTATATTTTCAGATATGATTTCTGGAAGTATGAGAAAAACAGTTTTTGCATCGAATAAGTGGATGATTAAGCTAGCCGCTATGACAAGAGGCGCAGACACTGGTTTCTATGATTCTGGTGAAGAAACAAAAGCAGGATTAAGAGTTCGTTCTTATCTTGGCCCTGTTGGTGAGCTTGATTTTGTCCCTCATCCTTATTTGAAAGGTACATATGAAGATTATGCAATTGCGATTGACCCTGCGAACTTTTCAGTTCGTCCTTTGGCTGGTCGCGATATGCAACTTCGTAAAGACATCGTTCAGGATGGTCGTGATGGTCAAACTGATGAGTGGCTAATGGAAGTTGGCATGGAAGTTCGTAATGAACAAACACATGCTATCCTAAAGCTAACTTAAGGTTCATAATCCAATAATCGTTTGAGGGCGGGTAACCGCCCTCAAATTGGAAACAATATGAAAGAAATAACATACGGAACTGGGGCAACAAGATTTAGCGATGGCTCATCTAGGCTAGTATCTACGTTAAATCGAAAAAAATCACGTATTCGTAAAAAACGTAAAAAGAGAATGAAAAATGCGATACCAAGAAGCGTACGAACTTATTGATGCTGGTGTTATTGCTGGTGGCATAGAGATTCCTGTATCTCACAACTTAATTGAGATATACTTTGACCAAGCAATAAAAGAAATAGCAATGAGAGCAGTTCGTAAAAAAGATTTACAAACTTTTACATCGAGTGGCAAAGAGTATATATTTACAAACTCAAATTATTCTGGGCAAATATATAAAGTAGAATTAAATCAGTCAGACGTACCTTTTGTAGATGAGTCAGCAATAATTTCTGATGTTGATGATGATGAAATATCTAAAATAGGTTATTATATAAAAACAGATGTATCTAACGGAACAATTACAGGGGTAACATCAGCTAGTCCTACGGTTATTACATCTGCATCTCACGGTCTATCTACAGGTGAATTTGTTATATTTAGCGAAATAAAAGGACATTTTGTTACCACAACAAAAAGTTCTTACTTAAATAGCAAAAGATTACAAATTACTAAAGTAGATGATAATAGTTTTTCTGTAGCAATAGATTCGTCAAGTGGAACTACAGCATATACAAGCGGTGGAGCTTGGCAACAAGATACCCATAAATTATATTTAACAAAAAATCCAACTTCCGGAAATAATTTGCGAGTATATTATTATGCTAGCCCAGAAGAAAAGACAAGCATGTCAAGTAGAGTTGATTTACCTCAACAGCTTATTCCAGCGGCGATTCATTGTACATTGGGTCATTTTTTAAATCTTGGAGGAAATCTTCAAGTTGGTAGCGGGCACATGGGATTGGCAAGAAAAATAGAGCAAGATTACATGGAAACATCACGCGCAAAAGAACCTATGCCTCATTTGATTCCAAATCCAATGCAGGTTTTTGTAACCACAAGAAACGGTTCTATTGAAAACACAACAGGGGCAGATGAATAATGGCTAATTTTCAAGTAAGAATAGAAGATATAATAGGAGCTACTGCAAGTGTTGGAACTGATGATTCTACAGCAAATGAACAAGCAATTCAAGATGCTCTACAAGATACAGCAAAAGATATTATAAACAAAGTAAATCCGTCAATATTTATACAATTTGCAACAAAATCGTCAAATGCGACATCTAATCCTATTGCTACTGATTTAGAAAACTCAAAAATAGTTTTAGTAGAAAGAAGAGAGGATGATGATACCTCAAGCTTGTATTTATCTTGCGTTTTTATTGATGCTTCTTTGCAGGGTAAAATACAAAATCCGCATAGTATTTTCTATGCTACGGATGAAGCTCCTAGATGGACGTTTAATGATAATGATGTATATATTTATCCAGAACCATCTGCTAGTAATCCAGCAAGATATTATGCAATGGAAAATCCTACAATAGAACACAATGCTAGTTCTGTTCCTAGGTTTCCAGATGGGCTAGAACACGCATTGATATTAGGAGCTTGTGCTAGGCTTAAGCAACGGCAAATTACTTTCTTTAACGAGGATGAAGACAGTGAGGTAGTTGCTATGCATAGAGCTCAATATCAAGAACTTTTATCTGAATATGGCAATGCACTTGCTCCTTTTATGTCTTCTGGTAAATAATGCCTAAAAACGTATATAAAATTGAAGGATTTCATGGCGGAATAAATGATAATTCCGACCCAAGAGATATTGAAAGTAAAGAATTTGTAGAAATTACAAATTTAATGGTTGATAAAGTAGGGCTTGTAAGAACTATGGGTTCTGTTGAAAGCCATGCTAATGCTCCTGTAGTTCCCTCAAGCGCATATGGTTCAGTAACTCCAATACAGGTTCCTGCTAGCGGATTTTTTTATTTTGACCATGACAGAGAAGGAGCTGAAGCCGCGCTAGCTTATTCTGACGGTGCTTCTGGTGTTACAGAAGGGGGAGACAGCTATCTTTGTTTATATGATGATTCTGCTGGAACAGGAGGCGTTGGGCCAAGTATTTTTATTTATAGCCTTGACCATGATAATTGGTTTGATAAATATAATAATACAGACCAAGGTGCGATACAGTTTCTTGGCAAGCCTACTTCTGCTGTTGCAAGACCATCTTTTTATTCAATTGATGGTGTTCTGCGTATATCAACAGGCGAATTTGGATTTTATTCATCAGGTTCTTTAATAGATGATTCTGGTCATTTTTTGCCAACTGATACACAAATCAGAGTTGATGATGCTAATGATTTTTTAGTTGGTAACTATTTAAAAATAGATGATGAAATATTAGTTGTAACAGAAAAAGTTTCTCCTAATGATATGAATGTTATACGTGGGCTTTTTGGAACAAAAATAACTCAACATAATAATAATACTGAAGTATTTATATTAAATGCAAATCAATGGTATGGTTATATAAATGATAAATTTTTTCAAACTAGCAGTGGAATACCTGCTTATGAAACAAATAGATGGTATAATAACATACAGCATTTAAGGTCTTTTGATAATCTTGGAATTTCAATGGAGCTTTATGATGCAACAAGCAGTAGTCCAACTGCAAGTCAAATAAATGTTGTAAAAAAAATAGTTGTTGCATATTGGTTTACTGCAACTCCAAATGACTTAGGGGCTTGGAATGGCTCATACTGGATAGGGTTGACTCCTATTTATGAAGGAAATCAAGAAGGCCCAATATCTACTGTTGGTACTTCACCATTGCAAATACATGAAGAAATTTTAAATGTGCAGTTATATATTACTCATCCCGATATTGATGACTCTGCTATTGTAGAAGCAGATGGTCACCCATTAGTTGATGAAAGAATTATTGGCGTAAGGCTCTATACAAAAGCATATACTTCTGATGAATGGTATTTGTTAAAAGAATTTGATTTATTAGAGGGTGGTGAACATGGTTGGGAAACATATAATTCTGATGTTGGGTCAAATGTAACATCCGCAGGGGGCAATACCTTAACAGGATTTTGGAAAACTTCTAGCACAGCAGATTCTCTTACTTTAGCAAATCAATCTTCTTTGGCATCATTTGATGGAGAAGCAGAAAGCAATACTTGTGTTGCTACCCTTCTTTTGAATGAGTCTAAGGGGCCAAATAGAGTTGGAACTTTACGATTGTTAGGTTTTCAAAATAGTCCGTTGTATGCAGAGGTTGATTTAAGCAGTACATCATCTCAAGCAAAAACATTTAATGTTATAAATCCATCGCCGGGTTTACATAAGTTTACTGTAGAGTTGTTAGATGAAAATTTTGGAATTATGAGAACAGCAGAAAATGAAGCAACTATTACAGAGTCTGGAGTGTCACATCATGATTTAGACAGAACAGGGCAAGGGTATGGCGGAAGTAGTTAATAGCATTATTTCTAAATTAAGAAAAAAACATGGAAATAGGTTTAAATATTATTTAACAGGCAGTATTGCAAGAAATGAAAAAAATTTTAATGATTATGATGTTGAAGTATTTGATACTAAAAATAAAAAAGATGATTGGGAGTTATTATTAAAAGCTTTTTATAATAAAAAAGAACACGATGGAAAACCTATTGATGTTCAAATATCTCAATATATTCCAAAAGTAATAAAAATGAATGGTCAACAAATTTATAAAAATAGAAATAAAACTGTAGAAAGATATGTTTACAGTACCGAAAAATTAAAAAACTGGGGTGTGGTAAAATATAAAAATATTTACGGAAATTTATGGAGAAAAAAGGTTCTTCTTGTTAATCCAAAACACAGAGAAATGGGACTTGATAAAATAAAAAGGATGTATATTAAAATATAATGGCAAAATATGCACAAATGAATCCTGGCAAATATCACTTAGGATACAGATTTCCAACTCCTGTATTGATTGAAAAATTACCAATGCATGTTGAAGATGAGTATAAAGTTGAGCTTAAATATAAACATGCAGTTATTGTAAATAGGACTGCATATGTAGCAAATGTTCAAGTTTTTTCTAGAAGAAGAGGTTCTATAAAAATAGAAAGTGATGCTATGTATAAATCAGTAGTAAATCAATTTGATTCTTTTCCATCTTTTAATAAAATAGAAGCCGCAGTAAATGATGGAGAAGAAATAACAGCACTAGCTGAATACGGTGATAAAATTTTTCAATACAAAAAAAATACATTATACTGTATTAATGTTGGCGGTCAAATAGAATTTCTAGAATCTAAGCATGCTCATAAAGGTGTAAATAATTCTGCGGCTGTTTGCAGAACAGATTTTGGTATAGCTTGGGTTAATAAACATGGTTGTTATTTATATGACGGTCAAGATATAAAAAATCTATTGGAAAAACAAGGAATACAAAGAATATCGGAAGATACTTGGAGTTCTTTTATAAGCACATACTCTCCTATGATTGGCTATTTGCCAAAAAAACGTCAATTAATAGTAGTTGATTCTAGCACAAGCGCAGGAAATGGCTCGTGCTACATATACAATATGGTTACTTCAAGCTGGACAAAAGGACATAGCGCAACCTTTTCAAGTAGCACGCTATCTAATTTTTTAAATGATTACAATGGTGATTTAGTTCATGTTGATTCTTTAACGCCAAAAACATGGTCAGATTCTTCTGCTACACAAAGCAATATAAGCCTTAAAACAATGGATATTGATTTTGGAAATCCCTCTGTTCGGAAAAAAGTTTATAAAATTTATTTATCCTACAAAGGCAATGGTAGTGCAATTACAATTGGCTATAGAATAAATGGAGAAACTTCTGCTACTTTAGGTAATTTTTACAAAATAAATTCAGATGGTTCTTCTTCCAATGCAACAGATTCAACAACTCCACTGCATAGCTCATCAGTTGGCACAACAGATTGGCTAAAAGCTGAGTTAAAACCAGTAAACTCTATTAATAATATTAATAGTTTTCAATTAGTAATAGGTGGTTCTTCTACAGATGCTAATTTTGCCATCAATGATATGTCAATAATATTTAGAGTAAAAAGTACAAAGTAATGGCAAGAATAAAGCATGGAATACCAACTGTTAAAGAAATTAAAGAAGGTGAGTCTGTATATAGATACATTCAAGGAATTGGTCTTGTGTTATACGTAAGATATAATAATCAACTGCACAGCACTAAAATGCAATCTTTACCTGCACCTGCAATAGCAGATAAAAAGCTTGAATCTTTTATTGAAAATAAAATAGATGACTCCTTAATAAATAATAATGAATTTATAAAGTCAGATGGAAGCGTTACTTACGTGGGAAGTCAGTCATTTGGGGGTAATAATATTACAGGAGTTAATGATTTAACGGTAAATGATGACTTAGATGTTGATGGAGAAACAGCACTAGACCAAGTAACTATTGACACTACAGATGGGCCGTTTGCTGTAAGCGGTGCTAACAATATTACTTTTACAACAACCGATATATCGGCTAATGTAAAAATAGATACAGCAGGTAAAATAGATTTTGATTCTGTTGGTAAATATGAACTTAATGTTACGGGAGATTGTGACTGGCATACAGCAGTAACAGATTGGGATAATTCTGGTACATTTGATTTAACTTCCGTAGGAAATGTTAAAATTGAGACATCTGGAGCTAGCACAGCAAAAACTATTTCAATTTTTAATACAAATAATCCATCAGCAAGTTTTGATGGAGTGCATATAAAAGCTGATTCTCAAGATGCAGTTAACTGTCAAAACAGAATATTAATTGAAGCTACTAGCAGGGCTTCTAAGGGTGGTGGTGATGGTGTAAAAATATCAAGTGAAGATGGTATCGTAATTGGAGCAGTAGATGCTGAAAATAATGATAAATCAAACATTGTTATTAGGGCAACTGGTAATATAGACATAGGAGGTGGTTCAAGTTCCATTTCATCAACTATAGATACGCCTTACAGGGTTGTTCTTCGTTCGCCTATTGAGATTGCAAGTCTTTATAAATCTGACCCAGATACTGTAATATTAACAGACAATGGTCAAATTGCAGGTGATAGCAGTACGGCAAATGGTATTCATACAAAGTTTCAAGCAATAGATACAACTCAATTAATAAGGGCAACAACAAAAATAATAAAAAATTCTACACGTCTTTTTATAGATTCTACTTGCGACACAACAAGTGGAAGTACAACAGTTACTTTTACAAGCACATTAAATGAAAATGCTGGTTTAATTTCAGATGGTATGAAAGTAACAGGGCCCGGAATACCTGACAATAGCATTGTAACAAATAAAAGTACAAGCAGTTTTCAATTAAGAAGCACTTCTGGTTCGTCAGTAAATGCAAATGCAACTGGAACTAATGTAAGTTTGTCGTTTTTTAATTATACTAATGGTTTACAAAGTGGTGATTTTATATTGATAGTTCCTACATTAGGCAATGAAGATGACGATGCAGTAGGAACAATGTGGAAAATATCGATTAATTATGAATCCACTGGCAATGTTAATTGTGCTCAAGTTTGGTATGTAGCAAAACAAAATACAAAATTTGCATGGCTTGGAAATAGCAATTCTAGTAGTGCTGGTAGTCCACCATCTTCATCTTCTCAAGGAATTGTAACTTGGACAACATCAAATGGCATTAGATGGCAAAATAGCACTGGAGGAGATGTTGATAATATAAGGTGTTCAGCTCTTAAAATTCATAGTGGAACTAATGATTTCTAATAAGGAGTAAATAATGGCGACAATACAAGATTTAATTAGAGAACAAAATGTTAGTCAAGATGTTTCTGATGTAAACTTTTTAATAAAAAGATTGCTACAAGAACAAAAAGAAGCACAACTTGAAGATAAGGAGTTTAAAGAAAAGATTAGAAAAGGAGGAAAAACTATTTTTAGCGGCATTAAAACTAAAAAAGATTTTCTTGCGGCTAAAAGATTTAAACCAGATTTAAAATTTAAAGATTTTTTATTAGACCCTAAAACATCTGCTCAATACATGAAAGAGGGTATTGAAAGTATAGTTCGTAAAGAGTCTTTACCAATTACAATGCGCGAAATATTTGGTTTTGGCCCTAAAACAACCGATACTGGAACCGTAAATGTTGGTAGAAATTTTTTAAGAAGTCAGCCAGCTCGTCCTTTTGGAAGCGCAAGAAGTTCATTTGAGTTAGACCCCGCAAAACCTATGAGCACAGAATCTTTGTATAGTATGGCTAGAGATTCTTCTCAGCAATCTATACCAATGGCTCAAGAAACTATATTGCCAGATGTAGAAGTACCATCATTGATACCACCTAAAATGGGAGATGTAACAAATCAAGGTTTGCAAAACATGCTTAGCAGAGGAAGATTACCAATTGTTCCTGAAGTAAGAATGGCAAGTCCATCGCAAACAGCATCAATGACAAAAATGAATCCAGTACAATTTCAACCAGTTGATGTAGTTGGAACCAGTAGGCAGGCAATAAGAAGAGCTGGTAGTGCAGGAGTAGAAAATCTTGGAATAGAAAAGGTTAAACCGTCTACAACTGTAGGCGAGGCTACTGGGAGAATGCCATCTTTAGGTACGGCAGGTAGAGCTTTAGGTGCAGTTGGTAGCGTTGGTGCTTTAGCTTCTGGCCTTAAAGACATAACAAGTGGTAGAGGAGACCTATCTGCTATTGCTAAAACAGCAGGTGGAGCCGCTGGTATTGCAACTTTACTTACAGGAGCAAATCCTCTTTTAGGTGCAGGTCTTAATTTATTAAGTTTAATATCAGGTAGAAGGAGATAAAAATGGGCGAAAAATGGCATCCAGCATCAGGTAAGTTTGGAATATTTGGTTCAACCTCTGGCTCTAAACAAGCTAGGAAAGCGACTAGAGAGATAGACAGAATGCTAGCAAACTTAGGTAATAGAAGAGATGAAATAACAAGTTATTTTGATGATTTATCTGCTATAGAAGACGAAAGAAGCGAAAGTGAAATGTTAAGTGGATTAGAACAATTTTTAGAAAAATCTTACAATATACAAACTGAATCAGAAGAAACTTTTGGCAGAACTAATTTACCTACAATTATGAATAGAAATACTATTATGGCTCAAGATAAAATTGAAAGAGATAGGGAAAAGTTTTTGTCTGATTATCGATATGAAAGTAGTCTTAGAGATTTAAACTTAGGACAACAAAGAGATAAAGAATTATTTGCACTTGAAGATATTATTAGAAATTTAGAATTAACAAGACGTAGTTATAGTTAGGAGTAGTAAATGGCATATAGAGACCCAACATTTAATGCAAATCTTTTTACAGATTTATTGAGTACATACTTAGAAAATCAATCTTCAGAACGAGAAAAGTATTATAAGGCTGAGCAACAAATGTCAAAGCCTATATTTAGAGCGTCTGGTAAAAATATTGTAAGAATAGACCCTAGAACAGGGCAAAGTGCAATTGTTTACGAGGGCCCAAAAGAAATAAAAGAACCAAAATTTGAAGAATTTCCACAAGTAGACAAAGATAACAACCCTACTGGTATGACTATAAAAGGACAATTTACCGGGACTAAAAAACCATTTGCCGGTGTTCCTTTAGGTTATGAGCCTGTTGGTAAAAAAGCACAATTTAAACCAGAAGACCCTAAAAAAAGAGAAAGAGAAATAGAAAATAAAGATATTGAGAGGATGATTTCTGACCGCAAAACATTAATAAGAAGAAAAAATAAAAATTATGATATGTTTGATATTGGATTAATTAAAGCAGGAATAATGCCTATAGATTTTTCAAACAAAGACCAAGAAAGACTTGATGCTATAGAAAAAAAATTAATTGAAAAAGGTTTTGACATATACAATCCGGAGACAACTCAAGATTTAACTATAAAAAAAACTGGTTCTGAGTTATTGCAAGATTTAGATAATACACTTTCATATGTTAATTTACAGGAAAGTAGTGACCCGCCTTCAGAAAAAGATGCTAAATATTTTTTTAGTAAAAAAGGTCAATCAGACTTTAAAAAAATAGTACAAGAATATGAAGAAAAATATAAACCCGGAACATATGACCCTCTTAAAACAGATTTAGAAAAAATGCGTTTTTGGGATAGTTTAACACAAAAATATTTACCAAAAAACTTAGACTCTAAATTAGGAAATAAACTTCTTATGCAATATAATTATGATACTGCAAATAAATTTAATAAACCTGAAGAAGATAAAACGCCATCTAAAAAAATAAATTTTTGGGAAAGAAATGTCCAAGAATAATCAAATACTGTATAATTATTTGAATGAAAATACTGAGTTTCAATTTGGAACTTTTGATGAGTTTAATGAAAGGTTAAAAGAACCAAAAAACGCTGAAGATTTAAGAAACTACCTAAATAAAAATACCGAGTATGATTTTGGCGACTCTGCTACTTTTTACAATAAAGTTAATGAAGAAGAAATAGAA